CCCCCTAGGGGGACTTGTCTGTAGAGACTACAGACCGCAATAATGCGACCTACGTTTATAGGTTTTTGTAAAACTATTTGGAGAGTCAAATGGCCATTATCCCAGCAGATACAACGTGTACAGGTTTACCTGGTACGCGTCATACCTACAATAGATACTGGCATACTAGCCTAAAGGAATGGATTCTAACTGATTATACTACTAACTGTACCCAAGGGGCTAGTATAGTATATAACGGGAAGTCTTCATACCCTACAGCTAACAGAGTTGACCCAACCGCATTTCGTCATGTTTCTGTGACGGGTTCGGGTTCTTGGGTTAACAAAGACACTAATCCTACCAATTTTACGGTAGAGACTCGTGATTTTTCGACTCTTGTTGCTTCAATGATTGGATTATCCACCTCAAAATGGGTAGTTCCTTTTTCATTAGGTAATTACAAACTTAGTAGTTGGGTAGCTTTATCTACGCTCAGTACTAGCCAAGCTCTATATTATAAAGAACCTCTTCAGTCGTTTTTCGATGACGCCGACAATAGATTGTTGGAGAAATTGGAAAACAATAATGCTGATATTGGTGCCTTTATTGTAGAACTTGGTGAGACTGCAACGTACTTAGCTCCGGCTGTCAAAAGCTTGTTAGCCTTTGGCACGGCCATTGTAACCGGCCGTTGGTCTACTAAGTTAAAAGCCTTAAACATTGCCAAGAAAAGGTGGGTAAAGCGTAACAAGCAACTGCGTAAGCGTGATCTGAACGATCCGAACGCACGAGCTCGTAAGCTCCAAGCAGTCACTTCACGGTGGCTGGAGTGGAACTTCGCTATTTTACCTTTAGTCGGTGATATTGAGAAATACACCGCACTATATAAGGACCCCTTAGATGTATTAAAACATCTAACGTTTGTGGCGACTGGTTCTGTCAAAGTAAATATTGATGACCAGATTGACGTGAGGAACTCCTCATCGTCGTACATGCGTAATGCATGTAACGTCACAGCTGAAGGGTATTGCCGTACAAGCGTACGTTATAACGTATATGATCACGAGCTAATTGCCGATAAGGCACTCGGGATTAATAGTTATAGCGCTGCACTCTATGAAGGCGTACCTTTCTCTTGGCTCGTAGACTATGTTGTTGATTTAGGCGGTTTCATCGCGGCACTTAGTGCTGTTGATGGACTCACCTTCCTCTCAGGTTATCGTTCTGCGAGAATATCACAGAATTACGACCTTAACCATGTCTACTATACATCCGGTACCAGGACCATTACGATCTTAGGTAACTGGATGCTAGAGGGCTATGATAGAAGTCTTTTACACGACTTCCCGCAACCAACGCTTCGGTTTGTCCTAGATGATATTAGTCTAAGGCAAGCTGCAAATGTTGGAGCACTCATAGCCGGTTTTCTTAATACCGCTGATGCATGGGTTTCCAAAAAATAAACCCTACACAGCCCTTTCGGAGGATTGGCAGATGCCAAATCGTTCATCAATCGTCTTGACTGACGGAGTAACTCCGGTTACATTAACGCCTACAGGTGGGTCATTAGGTTTGACTCAATACATGGGTACCGGCGCAGCAACTGCTGCTGCAAATGCAGCAGCTAAGTTCTCTTATCGCTATACTTCTAACGGTGCAAACCGCCAGTCGTTTAGCTATAAAGAACCAATCACTGCTGTTGACAGTACAACAGGTGAGACGTATGTCCGTGGCAACGTAATTGTTGACATCGGCATAGTCGTACCTTCAATTTGTACTCCGGCACAACGCCTGCAAGCTATTAAGCGTGCATTCTCAGCTATAGCAGCTGAGGCGTTACAGGTTGAGTTTGAAACTGGCCAAGGCCAGTGGTAAAATGATACCATCCCGTGTAGCGTTATTTTTGCTCGTACTTATATTGTTACACCTCCTTGGTGTTCCGATTTTGTATGTGTTTGAAATAGCGCTTTCATTGCTACTAACATAGAGAGATTTCTATGACTGCAACTGAAACTGTCATACCTAGTGGGAAACTAGTGTATAGCTTCTTTAAAAGTGTAAAGAAGAACTGTGACATCCTCGACACACAGGCCTTATTTGATGATGTGCTTGCCTGCCAACCCTCGGGTTGCACAGGCGCATACGCATTCAAATGGAGGTACTTGCGTGAAGAAATGTTATCGAAATATTGCGGACCTAGCACGACTTCTGATGAAGAGCGCGCTCAGAAAGCAATCGATAAACTCATGGCGGCCGACGAATCTTGTCGTACCACTACTCGGCGCTTACTGGATAACCAGAAGCGTCCTTGGTGGTTTAAACGAGCGTCGGACATCATTAGCGCGGTGCTGGGCGATCCAACTGACTACCTCTCTGGAGATGATCCTTACAATGGATCTATATTTACTTCAGGAGCGTCCGTTGGTCACCCACGCGCACGATCAGATGTATACTACAAGTATAAATCTAACCGGAGTCTCACAGTTACAAAAGAAGCCCTACCGTATGCAAAACACTTGATGCGTCGAACCATTTTATGGAACGGACATATACAAGTAGTGCCTGGGAACGGGCTATTCACTGTTAAGAAAAAGTCAGAGATTGACCGTGCAGCGGCTAAAGAACCTAGTTTAAATCAGGCTCTTCAGACCGGTGTCGGGAAATACATCAGAAGGCGTTTATTGCGTGTTGTCGGCATTGATCTTAATGACCAATCCATCAACCGCGCATTCGCGAAAGACGGGTCGTTGACAGGGCATTTTGCCACTATCGACTTAACATCCGCTTCTGATTCAATCTCTCCCCGTTTAGTCTACGAGCTATTAGGCCCTCGTTGGTATCATTTACTTGATACATTACGAAGCAAGTGCGGTATTCTGCCGGACGGCAGTGTACACACTTGGGGCTTGTTTAGCACGATGGGTAACGGGTTTACTTTTGAGTTGCAAAGTCTCTTGTTCTATGCCATAGCTATGGCAGCAAGTGAGCGAGTATATAACTCGCTCAGCGACTCACCCCTAGTTAGCGTATTTGGTGATGATATTATCGTCGAAACATCTTGTTTTGAAGCAACCATGAAAGCTTTACGCTTCTGTGGTATGACTCCAAATATGACCAAGACCTTTAATCAAGGCCCTTTCCGCGAAAGTTGCGGCGGTCATTATTATCAAGGTGTTTCAGTTAAACCATTCTATATACGCAAACCGGTTGACAGTCCTCAGAGAGTCATCTGGCTTCTAAATGCTTTACGCACTTGGAGCTACGACGAGACTACTGGGGTCTGTGATCCGTCTATATACAACCTTTGGTTAAAGATCCGACGTGCCACTGTACCCTCCCAATTTTTGGGCGGGAGGCACGAAGGTTCGATAACTGAAGTGGTTAGCCCAGAGCAGCCGAATCGTTCGTTTAGAAGGGTTATCAAGCCCCATAAGCTAAATGATCAGCGTGCTTCGCTACTACGATATTTCAACTACAATAACGCTACCGTTCATCTAGATGAAACGGAAACATTACGTGGTAAGATCTATCTTAATGAGCAACACGAAATTCGCCTAGATTACTCTAGCCGTTTGTCTCGTGCTGGCTACCAAAATACGTTTGAAGGAAATGACTTATCCTACTCTCGTATTTGTCGTCTTGGGGATCGGGCCATAACGCAGGTAGCGTTATATGACCCTCCTGAGTATATCCGCT